TTTATACTTACTGTGCTTACCTACTCATTTTACTGGGATGAGTTTACCTGAATATATTAATTATATGCTTTAGCTCGTATATTATGAGCTATTGAGAAACTTTAGTGCATTTATCTTTGGCTGTGTGGTCGTCATATCTTTGGACCTTCACCGCAGGACTTACAAAACCAGTTGTATGGGTTTATTTTGCCGAGTATATATTACTTGCTGTAACATCCATAATCTTTATATGATTGTGGTTTATAGTCTTTTTTGGTTCTATCGTCTAATATAGGCATAGAGTCTTTTTTAACTATAGAATTAGATATATGTTTAGGTTTAGTTAATTTGTCACCTAATGAAACTCTAGTCATTTGTACTCTATTGATTCTTGAGTTATCTACTGATGGATAGCTTAATGTCGGAAGATTATCTTCAGTATTAGTATTTATATCTTCTGCATTTAATAATGGAATAGATGCTACAACTATTCCTATATTTTTTAAAAAATTACGTCTATTCATATTTATGTATGTTTGTCTAGAATTTTTTGGAGAAGAGGTTCTGGATTTATAAAGTTTGCTTTATCTTTAATGATTTTACCATTAGTATCTTTCTTTGAACCCTTAGATTCATTTGCTGATACAACAATCTCTGTAGCTTCTACAATTTGACTTGCTGTAAGTCCCATCTTGGATTCAGAACCAGTGAGTACAAATTTTAGATCTTCTAGTGCATCTAGTCTATCTACATCTGTTTTGGCTTCTTTTAGTTCATCCAGTTCCTCTTGTAGCATTGCTATTTCAAGATCCCAGTTTAATGTATCTGGAGTATTTCCTCTAAATTCATTCCAATGAATTGTTCTTTCAAGTAATTCTTGATATTGCTTTTTGTGTTTCAAATTTATTCCTTTAAAATAATTTATATTTTCCTAATATATCTGCTAATTGATATGCTCGTAGTTGTTCTAAAAAACTACAAGCATCTATTATGTCATACGGATTGTTAGGTTGTGAGTATTCTATTCTCTCATTTTTATCTTCAATCTTTATACGTTGTTCTAGTGTTAGTTGAAAGAAATCAACTAACCTAGTTTTATAGGTCACAACTACCACCAGCACATGCTTGTGCTCCAGTAGTATCTACATCTGTATATTTTTTCTCATGAAGTTCTTTTTCCCAGTCTATTAGTGTTAATGAATCTTCAATTTTCCACCATTTGTGTAGATTATATACATCTTTTAAACAGTTTGCACATTCTTCTTCTGAATCAAAGTTTGTTGAGAATTTTTTAAATCTTCTTACAAAGTCTCTTTTTAAAAGATGTTCATGTGTTTCATTTAGCTTTTCACCAAATCCAAGGGAAGTATTACATGCATTCCAAAGATCTGCATTAAATGCTGATAATGCAGCCTCAATAAGTGCAGATGTAAACATTGCTACTTCACCATATTTATCGATGATCTGATTATGTGTTAATACTTCTGTGAATGGAGCTTGAGGATAGGCTTTATCACCTGTTGCTGGAAGCATTGATACGCCACACAAGCTGGTTCTGTTATTGTAGATATAATCTGTTACAGCATCCCAGTCATCTACAGTAATTGTATTTGATACATTGTGTCTTAATCGTTTATCTGTACATAATTCAATATTTGTACCAGCTTCGATCCAACTATTCTGAACCAGCTTTACATATTCTAATTGTTTAACCCCAAGAAGATCATTTTTATATATTGACTCTTTTGGTGATGTAATTGGAAATGCTACTGCAATATCATTACCCCATACAGACTTTGAACACATTTGAGGATTTTTTTCCTGTAATAGTTGTGCAACTTCTGTTTCAGGATTTAATTGAATATGTCTAAGATATCTTGGTGAATGTTCACCATGAATTCCTGAAGCAGTTTCAAGTATTACTGAAGCGTTACCGCTTGGTTTAATAACAGTTGTTCTTGCAGCTTGATTGATACCTATGAGATTAGCAGTGATTTTATTCCACTTTTTAACTTCTTCAGCACCTCGAATTAAAATTTCTTTATTTGTAAGAATTTGAGGATTATTCATAATACCTGTAATTCCTACACCAATAAGTGCTTCACGTTCTACGATCTTCTTAGTTTCTTTAGATAAGAATTTAAAATCTGTGTATCCAGCTTGAAGTGTTCCCATGATCGATGCAACTTTACATTGATATATAAATATATCTTCTGTTAATGAGCGTCCACCATTAATCTCAGTGAGATTACATAATTGGAATCCAGATTCTCCTGATTCAGTAACTGGTAGCATACCAACTTCTACACAAGGATTAAGAGTAAATTCTAAATTATCTACCCATATAAATCCTGGTTCTCCAGAATGTTGAACTGAATCCATAATTTTTGCAAATTTCTCATGTTCAGTATTATCTCTCAAAAGCATAACTGAATTGTTGCTTCTTCCACGTTGTGGATTTGTTAAGAACCAGTCTCCAGTCTTAGCTGTAATCATATCTTCATCATCATGAGAGAACATACAAATAGTTGCAGATCTTCTAACTCCACCTGAGATAACTGCGTCAGCTAGATGCATCATGATATCATAAGCTATAATTGAACGCATTTTTTTGCGTTTTGCTTTTACTTCTGATATTAAGAGTTCTTCAATAATAGTTATCGTCTTACGTAGAGGCTCTGAACCTGGAGCTTTAAATCCACCAGATATTAGTGCACCTTTAGGTCTTATTTTTGAGAAATCAAAATAAATTTTTACACCTTCAAATTCAGGATGTTTTCCTCCACCTTTAAAGAATGAAGATAATAAGACATCAATTGCCTTTGCCCATCCTTCAATACTGTCTGGTATAACAAAAGTTTTAGATTCTTTTGATCTACTTGATATTTGTGGTAGTTTTTTAATATGTTGCTTTTGTACTGAAAAACCTACTCCAGCTCCAGATAGTAATAGATGCATAGTTTCACCAAATGCTTCTGGTCTATCACAATGTGTTGATGCACAATTATAAAGTTTGTTGTGATTTTTTAATAATTGTTCTCCACCAAATTGTAGTGCTCTTTGTGCACCTAAAAATAATTTTGCTTTGTATGCATCTTCTACTTCATATATTAAGTCTGATAATTCAGGTGTTAATTTATCTTTATAAAATTTACGATGCATATTCATTACACGATCTACAGATTCATTCCATGTTTCATATCGCTTTTCTGATTCAATGTATCTTGAATATGATTCATAAAATTTTGTATCACTCATTAAAGTTCTACTTGTCATTTGGTTCCTTTAAGTTGTAGTTATATTATAATCATTATCTATAGTTATTGTTCCGTGATCATCCCAATCTTCGCCTCTATAATCTACAGAACCAGATATTAAAATCTTTCCTGGTTTAAATATCTTTTCAATTAAATATTCCAACCATTCAGCATAATAATAAAATTTTTCATTACCATCCCATTCAAGTGTATTATTGTTAGGTCCAATTATCCATTGCAACCAAAGTCCTGGTTGTGTTGATGGTGGTTGATTGTATTCTAATATACTTGTATCTTTTATTTGCCCCATATCTGATGCATCACTAGTATCATAATAAAATTCACCTTCTGTTCCATATTTTCTAACAGGCTGAGGAAGTATATCTTCGATTTTTGATAAATCACGTTTCATACGTCTTGTATTTGCTAAACCATTTATAAGTTTAATGGTTATATTTTCTTGTTCTTCTGTTAATGCTGAAAAATTTAGATTAAATTCTCCTCTGAATTCTGTAGTGTATCCCATTCTAGGCTACTTGTTTGAATTTACGAGATAAAGGCTTTCTGCTAATTACAATATCGTTCATAATAATTGGTTTACCAAAAATAAGCTTATCTGCTGTTTGAGCATCTACTATTTTAGTATAAGTTTTTAAACCTTTTTCTAATGGTTCTCTTGCTACTTTAATGTAGAATGGTCGTAAATCTTTTTTAGATTCCATTCGTTCTTGTTTTTTAATTCTGTTTGCTCTTTTAGAGCTTTTGCCTTGTCTCATGTAGGCTCCTTATAATTGTTTTGTTTTTAATTTAACCAAATAATAGTATTTGATGTTTGTGGTAAGTCGATAGTATAACTATCTCCCATAAATAGATTTTGTGTAAACTGATTATTCAGTTGTAAATTGTTTTTGTATAAAATAGGGTTAGAATAATAGCTTAATAAAGCTTTATTTCTTATAAAATCAGTTTATACAAACATGTGTAATGCTTCCTTCTGGTATATCTGAATACATTTTACAAGTGTTGGTATCAAGTTTACATGGTGTTGGTTCATAATGTACTTCTTGATATTCATTTCCTTCATCATCTTTAGAATAACACAATGTTAAATTTCCATATTCTTTTTCAATTTTTTGTAATTTTTTAATATATTCTGTTAATTGTCTTAATTTAGTTATCATATATTTTCTTTTACATATTTAATAATGTTGCTGATGTAAGTTTCTTAATTGCTCTTGTACATGCAACATATGCTAACATCATAGCTTCTGTATCTTTGGAAGAATACATTTCTGGTTGTCTATCGTCTGTGATTTTTTGAATTGATCCATTTAAATCGTTACCTATAATAACTTCATCAAATTCTAAACCTTTAGAAGAATGACTTGTACATAATGTATATTTATGTCCTTTGTCTTTTTCATGAGATTTAGCATCTTCGAATGCTTCAAATATTTCACCAGATGTATAATCTCTAAGAATATTTAATGCAGATGCAATAGCTGGTTCTTCACCATATAATGCAACTATGTATCCTCTTAATGTTGGATACTCCTGCTTTAATGTTTGACTACTATTCCATTCGTCTGCATCATCTTGAAGATATTTCCATTCTTTAGATAATATTTTACCTTTAGGTTTAAGAGTAATGATAATAAGCAATAATTCAAAAATAGCTTGAGCTGGTCTTGTAAGATTATATTTAGTACCTTGATTGTTAAGTCTAATAATTTGACCAACAAGTTCTGCATTGTTACGAGTAATATATGCAATTGATCTAATAATTCTATCCTCTGGTTCTGAGCCAATGAATCTGAATTTAGGATCAATATGTCTTTGACAGAATATTTCTATTCGTTCTGCAAGTTCTGGTGCACAACGAAATGATTTAGTCATATTAAGTTGTATGCCTTCATGCTTTAATGCTTTGAATCCATTAATAGTATTATTGAATGTATATATATTTTGATTTTCATCTCCTACCATAACCTTATGTGTTGATGGTAATAATTTAAATATCTCAAGAGTTACTTCGTTAATATCTCCAGATTCATCTAACATTAATAAATCAAAGTTTTCATGAATTGTAATATTGTTTGCCAAATTTAAATGATAAAATTTTAAATATCCTGAATGTGTAATATCAATTTTACCTGTAATCATTTTAATAAAATATTCTTTTACTAATTTAAGAATTTGTTTATTTAGATTTTCATTTTCTACTAGTTTTTGATCTGAAAAATCAGTAAATGATGTATATCTTGATAAACAAAATTCTTCAAGTAAATCAATAATTATTAATCTTATTTCATATGGTAAATGCTCTTTGATACTTTTCCAGTTAAACCAACCAACTTTTAATCCGAATGGCTTAATTGTGTTTTGATATGCTAATGAATGTGTAGTTTTACATACTATTGATTTAGGAAATTTTCTTGCTGCTTCTGTAGCAATAGCCTTATTATATGCTAAGTATATTCCATTCTTGGGGTTAATTGTATCTGCAATAGATATTAAAACTGAAGTTTTACCAGAGCCAGCACATGCATTTACCTTTACTAATTTATTGTTTTCTACTGCGTGAACAATATCTAGTTGTTCTTGTGTTAAATTCATGTGTTGTCCTGTGTTATAATTTATTATTTATTATTTTTTGGATATACCAATATCCTATACATATTGCGTCTGATATTCCATCATACGATGTATTAAAATTTGACATACTATATGCTTTATGTATAGATAAGTCTTTATACTCTTTTGGAGTTATACGTTTGCGTTCTTCAGCGGTTAAATCAAGTCCTAAATGTTTCTTCCATGTCATGGGAGCTACAAGTACTAGTTTAGCGTCTGATAGCTCTGCTAGAGCTAATAGTTTGCCATAGTTACGCATTGTAGATGCAGATGATGCAGCTGAATTACCAGGTTGAGGATTTTGCTTCTCTATAACAATAATATCTTGAGCTTTGAATAAATCATATAAATATTTAATATTAAGTTCATTTTTATATTTTGCTGGAGATCTCAATTTCATTTTAACTTTATCTTTATTTGGTCCAGATTTAATGAATTGTTTTTTTCCAGTTTTAGTTGTAGAATAGTCAAGATCTAATTGCATTTGCTTTGCTTTTGTTTCAATACGAATAGTTGTCATAATTTGTCCACCAATAAATCCATCTGGATTTATAGTGGATGAAATATTTGTATCAAATTCAGCAAGTCCTCCAGTTAATCCTGGATCTATTGAAAGTATTTTCACAGCAGTATCTTAAAGTAGATCGCCTACTGGTGTACCTGTTGCTGTTGTAGCTTGAGTAGCTGAACTACCTGTGTTTGAATTTTCTTTTGCTTTTCTATTTAAAACTGGAGTTTTTTCAATCTTAGTTTTAAAGTCTTCTAATAGATCTTCTCCATTAGCATTTGTTCCATCTGCTTTTGCATATGCTTCGATTTCATTGTAGTTTTCAAATTTAGCACCTTCTTCAAATACTGCTCTAACAAGTACAGCAATTTTTTTACCTTCAAGTCCTTTGACTACTTTACCGTCAACTTCTTTACCATATGCTTTTACTTTTTCAGTTTTAGTTGAAAGTTCTGACATTTCAGTATTAGCTGCTGCAATAATAGATTTGAAAGTTCTAGTTCCAATATCATTTGGCTTTCCATCTTTTTTCTTAGTATTTTGATAGACTGTAATATCTCTATCTGAGCTTGTAACATGAATTACTGCTTGTAGCATTCCTGCACCTTTTTCAGTTGTAAAAGTTAGAAGTGACTTAATTGTTGCTCCGTAAACTGCTGAAGGTAATACTTCAAATGCTGGTTGTACAGATTCTGCTTCTGCTTCTGTAAATGTTTTTTCGTCTAGTCCTAATTCATCAAAAATGTTGCTCATGTGTATCCTTTAAAATAATATAAGAACCAGTATGAGTAGCTGGTTCTATAATGGTTAGCTTGTTAAGGCGTTCTTAGTATTTGATATTATTTAATATCGTAGAATTCACAAATTCTGTCATCGACTGCTTTTAAGTCATTTGGAATTTGTTTGTCCTTCCACATATCCATTGGAGATTTGTATGGTGTCATAGAACCTCCATTAGTAATGAAGAATGAACCTGAATCTGTTTTAGTCATTCCTAAAACGATAGTAAACATACCTTCTGGTGTAAGTAGATTATCAATCAGCTTTCCAGCTGTCTTCATCTTAATACGACCTAGATCATCTTCATCAGTATGAGTCATAATGTATACACGAATATCTTCATGCATATTATCAATATGATTCATTAGATCATTAAATTCTACTGCAAGTTCAGTCCATTTAGCAAATCCAGTAACATCTACATCTGCCATAACTCTATCTGCAAGAACATAAACAAAGTCATCTATAATAATAGTTTTTTTGCCTACTTGTTCCATCTTTGTTAGTACTGCTTTGATACCAGAAAATGTATTGATTTGGAATATAGAACCTTCTGCTTTATCTTTATCCCATCTTTTCCATTCCTTGTGTGGAAACGGTAGACGTTTCTTCTTTGGTTGAATTACCATAGTAGTTTTCGGATCCATAGTTCTAATAGCGGTTGATTTACCACTACCTGATCTAGCTAGAATAAGTATTTTTTCTGCCATATAATTCCTTTCATATATATTTGCTAGTTTAATGACAATGCTTAATTTTCGGTCAATAATTTATTTATCGTCTAAGTAGTGTTTTCTATGATGCTCTTTATAGGACCAATAGAACCAGGCTGATTGAAGAATAAGATTTCCCCATACAGCTATAATTGAAATAATTAATAATGTATTAGTTTCCATTATTTAATTCTTTTTTAATTTGTTCTGATATTCTAAAAAGTTCTTCTGATTCTGCTTGAAACATTACATCAAGAATTCCTTCCATCATATCATCTGTTAATTTTGGAAGAACTTCTAATATCGATACATCAAGAATATTAGCTATTCCTTCTGCTGCATCTTCTAGTAGTGCTTTATTATTTATAATTTGTTCCATATTGTTTCCTATTCTATTGGATTACCGTTTGTATCACATTCTCTAAATGCTATACCTACTGGTTTAAGTGGCTTATTATCTTTAGATAATGTTTCATATTCGATTTTCATCCATTTACCAATATATTTATCTGCTTCAGATGTAACTTTAAGACGTTCAGGATTTGTGCCTTTCATCTTAACTTTAAATGTTGTTCCTTTACTTCCAAGTAAATGATCTGTATAACATTCAAATACAGCATGATTATGCTTGTCTAACTTGTATCCTATAATAATATATTCTGCATCTAATGCTTTTTTGTATTTGAATTGATCTGATGAGCGTTCATTATGTTTATAGAGTCCAGTATAGTTTTTAACTACTGTTCCTTCTAATCCTTCATCTATGCATCGATTATAATGATTTTCTATGTCTGCTTTGTCATAACATGTAACTCCATTAAGAAAATAAATATCTGATATATCTGTCATAGATTCAATATCTATCATAATATCTCTTCTTAATATATAATCTAAAGTTGTATCTGCTATATCAAAAATTCCTGCTTGAAGTTTTGATGATAGTTCATTAGTTTTAGTTACTGCTGATGATAAGTCTTGAAGATGTTGTCCATGAAGATATAGTTCAACATTAATTTCATTTGTTTCAAGTTGTATCATCATATGAATAATTTTTGGTGTTAAGTGTGGGATTTCTGGACGAGGATCTCCACCTCTACTTGTAAGATTAAGTTTTCCATTTTTTAATCTATATGTACCATTTACACCATTAAGTTTAGGAGTTGATATACATGGATAAACTATATTGTTCCATTGATCCTGGATAGTTTTAACTTTCATTGGAAGTCTAACGTCTGTTTCTCCAGATGGATCAAGTACATATCCACTTTTAATTTTCTTTGCATGTTTAGCTATAGCTTCTAATTCTGCTTGTTCGGAACCAGAAGTCTCATTTGATTTTCCTACATTTTTAGGCTTACATATTGTATAATGAAATATTGGATTTGATGTTCCTACTTGTCCTGTCTCAACTATAATTTGATCATAGTCATGTGATATCCTTGTGTAAACTATTTTACCTGTTTTTGCTTTTTTATAAATTGTTTCTAGTACTGTTCTCATATTAATAACCTACGTTGTCTTTAAAATCATCGATTTCATTTTGCTTTTTATCCTGATCTTTTTGCCATCTTGGAGTGAGTTCCCTGGCTTTACGAATTGCTCTTGTGATTGTAGCAAAATGTGGATATTTTTTTGTAGCTAATCCAATAAACCAATCATTTAATGTTGTTTCATCTGTTATTCCTAGATGTTCATAATATGAACGTACTAATAATGTTGATGAAGCATTTTTAATTTCATAGTTTTGTGCTTCTCTTTCTGTTAAAAAATTAACTAATTTTTCTACCATTGTCATGTGTTATCCTTGTGTTGTAATGAAGAATATAATTAATATTCCTACTATGTGATGTAGCATTTGATCAATACCTAAGTATTGCCAGAATTTAGATTCTGATGGATTTGTTTTACGTGTTGCTTTCCATCTATCTATGGTAAAGTGAGTAATTAAATCAAATAATCCTAAAAATAATACTATCCATTGTAGTCCTTGACTTGATGTATAAATTGCTAAAATTAATATTGTTCCAAATGCATGTATTGCTGAATGATCAAATAATGGTTTAATCCATTCAATAGGTTTACCTTTATTTTCATACATATATGGAAATTGTAAATAATAATCTGTGATTAAATGTTTAGCTTGAAAAGCTAGTAATAAAAATAATATTTCGAATGTCATGATATTAATTCTCCCAATCCTGGTTCAAAACCTGCTTCATTTAATAATGCTATTGCAGCATCTTTTTTAGTTTTATGAAATATTTTTAAATTTTGTGTATTATCACTGTTCCATTTATAATTTATATTATCATTATAAAGTACTTTATATTTATATGTATATAATATTGTTCTTTTTTTTTGGTGTAAATCTCCATTAAGATATAATGAAAAATTATATATTTGTTCTTGTATTTCTATTTTAGTTATAATTGCTTTATGAATTTTTCCATTAATTAATGCAAAAAAATTATTTCCAACATCTGGTTCTATATCTATTTTCATATTTATCCTTTATAGTTCTGCTTCAAATTCACATTGACCTGTATTTTTGATACAATCTCGTATTTTAATTCCAAGATAATAATCTGCATAATCTGATTTATGTTTATTCCACATATTTACATCAATATTATGTTCTTTCATAATATTGTCATTATATCCTGTTGTATTATTAAAGAATTTATCTAATAATTCAAGATTTTCTTTACCAATATAATCTTCAATAATTTTGAGTTCATCTTCTACTGCTTGTAGATCTTCTTCATCAAAATAATAATTTATATAATTTGGTTCTGTTCCATCTACTCCAAATCTATCTGCTGCTGTACTTGATTGTACTGCAAACCAGAATTTTCCATCTATGTCTCCATTATAGTATCGTCCGATAATTTATCCTTTGTATTGTTTTATTGTAATTTTATTTTCTAGTATTTTAATACCAGTTGTATCTTTGTATTTATCTTTGTATATAACTGTTTTAATACCAGCTTGTGCCATAAGTACTGCACATCCTTGGCATGGACTAAGAGTAATATACATTGTACATCCTTCTGTTGCTATACCATGTTTTGCACAATATGCAATAACATTACGTTCTGCATGAATTACTGAATCTTTGGTATGTGTTTTGTTTATTGGTTCAAATAAACTTTGTTCTGCATTATCTGATGAATTTTTTATACTATTTATTAATGTATTACATTTTTTACAAAAAAGTTTAATATATAATCCAAATGGATCATCTGTATTTTGATTTGTTGTCATTGTAAATAATTCTTTACTATGTTCTGCTATTTCATTACAATGTGGACATTGATAATAAGATTCTTCACAATTGTTTGATTTAGCTCCAGTAATTGTACCGTTGTATCCAGAAGCTATTTCTCTTCCATCTTTAACTAATACTGCTCCAACTTGTTTACGTTTACAGTATGAATACGTAGACCATTCAATTGCAGAATTCATAAATTTTTTATCATATTTATTCATTAATATTCTTTACCATTAATAATTGTAATTCTACATTATCGCCTTTAGATAAATAATTATTTTTATTTGTAACTGGCATTTCTATATCCATAGGTATTCCCTTATCTGATACATAGTATCTAAGTGTCATATAACCTGGATTGATTTTTAATACTTCTGCAAATATTTGATATCCATTTTTACTTATTTTTAAGTTTTTCATTTATATCCTTTACTTTTTCATATCCAAATTCATTTGCAAGTTGATTTAATTTAAAAAATGATAAATCAAAATAATATTTAAATAAATCTTTACCAGTTTTGAATTTCATATCTTCATTGTATAATATTTCAATTGAGTCAAATTGAAAATTATCTCCAAGTTTAATAATAACTTGAAGTGTTGAATCTTCATCAATTGTTAATTCACCTACTTGTTCATAAAGTGAACACATTTCGTAGAAGAGTTTTATTTCTTTATCATTCATATATTATCCTATTGCAATTTGTTTATCTGTCCATTCGAATATTTTCAATGGAGATTGTTTCATGTGTGTTTCAACTAAATGTATAAATTCTTTTTTGCTTAAATTAAATCTCTTAACAAATTTAGTAAAAGGAAAATCTGTATATTCATCTGTTTTCATGAATTTTAATATGTCTTCTTTTGGTTTATTCATATATATCCTTTATTTAATACTGTAAATGAATTTCATTTCACGTTCATTCATTGGATTTGATAGCATAAGATTAAGTCTTGATACCTTATCTTTCCAATCTGAAAGTCCTAATCCTTGATAGAAGAAATATGCAGCTTTAGTTAAGTTTTCATGTCTATTACCTTCTGAAGTATTCATAAAGAACCATTTCATAAATCCAGCTTCTCGTCTTGATACTTCTCCATCTTCCATAGATTGATTGACTTCTTGCATTCTTGGAATGTAGTTGTCAGATTTATCTGTTGATGGTAATAAATATGTTACATCTAATAATTCACCTATATTGTCATGAATTATTGCATCTTTATTTGTATACCATAATCTTGAAACATTTCGTGTTTGAATATCATTATTTTTAAGTCCTAGAAATTCTTCAATATTAATATAAAGATTTTTATGTTGATCTGTTGTAACATAGAATTTATTCTTAGTTGGTAAAAGTATTCTAAATCTATCTCTAAAATCATATTTAGCAATTTTATGAGATTTAGATGTATAAATTATATAAGTATATTCATTAAGAAGTTCTTTTGCTTCTTCAATAGTCATACCATCGTCTATATCAAATGCTATAAGGTTTGCACCTTCTATATAGCTTTTAGCTTGTCTATGACCTGCTGGTGCTTTAGCTGTTGGTTCAAAATGTGATGTACAGAAACTTTCAACTTTTTCAGATTTAGCTAGATCATGTAATTGATTCCAGTTAAGTTCTAATGGTTGAAAGTTTATTGCAAATTCTTTTTGATTTTGATTATGAATTGATACAATAATCTTATCAAGTTTGTTAATTGGTAATTCTTCAATTCGATATCTAGTAACTTTACCTTCATTTTGATGAAGTGTTTCATCTTTACGATAACAAAGTTCTTCAAGTAAGGATACATTATCTGATACAGTGGTTTTACCAATAGGTATTCTATGTTCAATCTCTGCCATTTCAGATATTGTCATATTGTCTTTCTTTTTTAGAAGATCATACATGATTTTATATGGATGAATAGTTTTAAATGTTTCTTGAACTGAGTACCTGGTTCTGAGAAAGAAATCATATGCCTTATTAAGAGATTCAATACTTACTTTTGATTCACTTTGAATAAATGAAATGATATGAGATAAATCAATTATCATTTCTAAAGAACCAGTATCATATTGTAAGAATTCATTTAATCTGTCGTCTGTAGCTAGTTCGATAAGTTTATCATCTATTACATCTAATCGTTCTTCGAATCCTTCTTCAGTATTCATATCTTTTTCACTAAAAAAGTCTATTTGAGATCTATTTAAAAAGTCATCTTTAGTATATTGATTTAAAGTTTCTATATATTCTGCTAATTCTGCTAAACGAGATTTTTCACGATTCTTTTCAACATAAAGTTTTGAATCTACAATGAATGTTCGTCTATACATACCAGATGTTGCAATACGATTTAGTTCACGTTCTGCTTCTTTAGTTACACCTTTTCTGGTTCCGACTCCAATAAAATTACATATAATATTATTGATATCATCTTTTAATTCTGATGTTGCATCACCTTTTACTACTTTAGCTTTGTATTTACCGTCATACATTTCTTTGAGTTTTGATAATACTTCAGCACTTGAAGATATTGATTCACCTAATTCTTCAGTCATAACATTTAATGATCCAAAATTAGAGGATACTTGTGCAAGAGTAATATAAAATAGTCCTTCTTTAGTACCTTCAAGCCCTGTGATTGCTGTTTTAGGCATATATCTGAGTACTTCTGCTACATCATCTGGTGACTCAGGCAGCATAGCTACTGACTGTTCAAAAAATTTTTTCATAGCTTGACCATAATTTTCAAGATGAAAAATCTTTTCAAGTGTTGAAAGACTGAATGATTTACCAACTCCAGATTGTGCAAAAACAATACTATAATATCTAATAGCTGTTCGTGAACCTATGGTTTTACGAAGGTTATATTTATTCATTAGAATTGCTGTAAAATAATATAAACTTGATTCCCAAATCAATCTATCAGTTTTACGTTTTCCAACTGTTTCTAAACAGTCTAAAATTTCTTCAGTTTTCATTTATTATCTCCTATCTATTCGTTTACGCATTTGATTTAAATCTTCAGTTGCTTTGTCTTTGTGATATTCTTCATGAAGTTTATAATAGTGATGACACCATTTTATACCTTGTTTACGAATATTGAATTTATCATTATACATATATGCTGTAGCTTTAAATTCAATCTCTGAACCTTCATCTATTCTATCTAATGTCTCTGTTGCTATTACCCAGGCATGATCAGCATAAAGTTTACCTTTATGCTTGATATTTTTTAATAGTACTCTTGGATTCTCTGCTGTTTGATTAGCTTCTTTTAGTTTAATAGCTGTATATATAACTTCTTTATTTAGAAGTTTTGAGAATTTACGTTTACTCATAATAATTCGCTTCTAAATAATAACTTCCAGTCATTTATAAATGTAAGATTATTGTTTTCTCCTGAAATTATAATAAACATCTCAGCTATTACACCATCTGTTGAATTTAACCAGTTATGACAATATGTATAAATATTACTATGCGATTCGTTTCCTATAATAACTACTGTTTTTATGTCTTCATAGATTTTAATCATTGTTAATTCTTAAAGACTATTAAGATGCTTTAAGAAGTTATTAGCATTTTTGTTAATATATACATCAAATTCTACTATAAATTCTAAAAGCATACTTGCTTTACCTTTGTAATATGCTAATTGTTTTTTCTTTAAATCTGATATTGAATAGTTCATTTCTCTTTTATCATATCTTTCCCATCCATAAGTTAGTAATTCATTTACTTCTGATCCATGATTTACTTTATCATGTATATCAATTGCAATATTTAATGCTTTTACGTTAAGTTCTTCTACTAATGTGTCTCTCTCGAATGTTATAATTTTTATTGATTTCATTTACTTATTTCCAGTATATATTTTAATTTGATTTGATTGTTATTAAATACAATCATTTCATCGTTTTGAATTCCAGATTTATTGGATTGTGCCCAATAACTGTCATAACCGCTATCTGGTTTAGTGCTTCTAGAGCTTCTTGGTACTTGATAGTTTCCCATAGCTATGTCAGCAATAAACATATATATTTTGTCTTGTGATTTTGATCTATTCCAATACATACCGTCACAATAATTTAGTGATTTAGTACTTTGATTTGCAAAGTATAGTCCTTGACCATACATATATCCAGTTGTCTGTCCTGGAGAATATTTAGGCATAAGAAGACCTGATTTAAGAATAGATAGTAAATTTGCAATTTTAGTTCCGTGGAATAATTCCATTTGGTTCTGTAAATCATCTCTGAATTCTTCTTTTTCTTTACCTAATGATACTTTGTATATTTTACTTATGTCATAAGCACTATGTCCATGACGAGTATTTTTTGAATCAATAAAATATTTTCTGATTCGTTTAAATTCTGTTTGATCTTTAAGTTCTAAGACTGATGCTTGGAATAATTGTTCATGAACAATCTTGTCTTTGTTTGTTGATGCTTTAAGTTTAGCTTTTTCAGCTTCTATAATTTGTAATGATTGGAGTAATGCTTCACAAATATCTTTCTGTGATTCAATCTTTTCTTCTGTAATAAGTAGATTATGAAAATCTCTTAAACTTGCAAGTCGGGTTGGTATTATACTAAAATATTGTTCATTTAGCAAGATAAACTTAGGATTATTTATATGTTTCTTCTTCAGAACCAGTTTCATAAGTTTATGTAAGATTTCTATAGCTTCTGTAACTCCATCTTCTGTAATAATTCCTAAAGCTGTTTTAAAGTAACCAGTTTTAATATCATATTTAATTTTAGTATTAGATGTAATATTATGAATATTTTGTTGTACTAGTTTAGCTATAAGTTTTGCAGATATATTATCTGTTGTAATTTGTTCCATAGCTATATCAAGTATGTTTCCCTGAGAATTTGATGTTGTTTCAATAATTTCTGTATTTACTTTTGATTCAACATATCCTTTACGGAGTTTTTCGTTAAGTTTTTTATTGAACATTCGTTCTCCACCAGAATATGATGTGCTCTGTGGTCCATTTCCTACTCTACCGTATTCTATTTCTACTGTATCACCAACTAATTCAAGTTGATAAAATTTATTGTTGTTATTTGCTGTTCCAACAAATATTAGCATTTTTTTCATTTGTATTTTTCCATTAATTTATTAATTTTCCACATACATGTAATAATTCTGTTATGAAAATTAAGTTTTTTGTATGCAATTTCTGGGGATTGTGATTTCGAAATAAATATTCTTGATCGTCCTTGATCTCTATATGAGAAGTCTTTAAAAATCATACATCTTTCTATAAAATCTGCATTATTAAAATCTTCTTCTGATAATTTTGCTGTATCTTTTGTATATAATAATTCGCCTTGTTGCCAATAGTTTAAGTGTGCATATTTATTTCGTATCAAAATGGTATATCCTCATCTTCAATTTCTACTGTAATTCCATCCATTACTAATGTGTAAGGATTATGGTTTGATTCTTTAGTGTCTTCCTCTGGTTCTGGATTATCTTCAGATATTAAGAATTCAATAAAGAATCGTAATCCCCATACAGATGATTTATCTTTAAGCATATTTCTACTTCTAGTTTTCAATGCTTTGATATATTTACGTTGATGATATGCATCTTGATCTGGTAAAAGCTTTGTCCATAATTCAGATATCCATGTAACTGCATTTGGATTTCTAAAGTTTTTAACTTCTTTACCATTCTTTGCAGTATATTTTTCGCCATAAAGTTTTGAAAATAATGTAACAACTATTGCTATAATAGTAACTGGATCTGTTGTAACTTCCATTTTATTAATAAGTTGCATTGGAGACATTTCACTAAGTTTAGTTTTAATAGATTTAAGTTTTTCAATTCTCATGTCGTACATTTTACGATTGATTGGAATTAGTTTTTCTTCATCTAAAATTGCAATTAACATTTCTAGTTTAAGTTTTTTAGTAGCTTCGTCAAGGAATTGTTTATTGATATCATTAGATGGTCCACGCAGTGGTGGTTCATAGTGATCTGTGTCTACGAATCCATGATGTGAGATTAGTTGAGCCATATCAAGTATCTCAGCGTATTCTTTACCTTTAGATAGTCTTTTCATTCGTCCTACGATTTGTACCATAAGACTTCGTATTTTAGATGGTCTAACAATTACACCTAGTTGAATATCTGGTACATCGAATCCAATTGCAAGTTTATTAATTGATACTAGACATGTTATTGGATCTTTCCATGAAGAATCCATTTGTTCATTAAATAAATGTCTGCCTTCAATATCTTCATCAGAACCAGTGAATGGAGTGTTATTACGGAATGATTCTAATACTCTTGCATTTTGCTTATCTGTCTTTTTAGAATGATAAGCTATTGCTTTATATCCATTAGCTTTTAATGTTTCTGCAATATTATCTGCTTGAGAAATAGATGAACAAAATACAAGAGTCTTTTTGTCTTTTGCATTTAATTCATTCATTGATTCTATAATAAGTTCAATATGTTTTGGAGTATTAATAATTTCTTCTAATGCTCCAGTTGTATAATCATTACCATGTTTTTTAACTCTTGAATAATCAATTTTTTCTGACCATCGTGGTACATAATATCTTAATGGAGTTAAGTGACCTTCATTTGTTAATGATTCTCCAGTAGCAGTTTCAATGATTTCTGCATCTTCTAATGCAAATGCTTGTGAATCATAAGGAGTAGCTGAACATCCAATAATAACTTGTGGTTTTAAATTATCTATAATAAGTTTTGTACGTGGAGTATTATATTCTTTATGTCTTTCATCGA